TGATTGGTTTTTGAAAAAAGCTGAAAGAAAGGCACAAGAAAATGTTTGATGAATTTTGGGCATTGTATCCACGCAAGATTGCCAAAGCAGTAGCACGCAAGGCATGGGCCAAGTTAACCCCAGAGAATCAACTGGCAGCTGCACGGGCCGTACATAACCATGTTGAGTATTGGTCATCAAAAGAAACTGAGTTAGAATTTATCCCCCATCCAGCTACTTGGATTAATCAAGAGCGCTGGGAAGATGAGCTAGTAATTGAGCCGAAAAAGCAAAAAATTGATAAGACTTGGATGATGACCAATGAAGGTATTGAAAATAAAGCAAAAGAATTGGGAGTTTTGGGGACTGGATACGACACTTACCAAAGTCTTAAAGTCAAATGCTTGAACAAGCTAGGCATCGCTGTGGCGTAAGACAGTTAATAAAATGGCGCAATGAATGGGGTTTAAAGAAATTCCGTGAATATTTAAGTAAGCATAACTGGTCGCAAGAAATAATTGACGACTTTATAACGCAGTACAAAAGGGGGAATAAAGGTGAGCACGGACAATGGATTGAGTCTTGATGCGTTAACAGACAATAGGGTAGCAATGGCCCTAGCAGAATTAAGTCAGACAGACGAAACGCACGCAGCGCTGGCTGGAGAAGTTAAATACCGTGATGCTAAGCTAAAGCAGGCAGAGGCCCATGCTTATCTAAAAGCAGACGGAACGATTGCAGAGCGCCAAGCCAAGGCCCTGATAAGCCCAGAATACGACAAGGCCCTAGATGAGCAATTAAAGGCGTTTGTAGATTTTAAGACTCTGGACAATCAAAGAAACCATGAAATTCGCATAACAGAAATTTGGCAAACATTATCCGCTAACCGTAGAAAAGGAAATATATGAAAGACTGGTCAGAATCACTATTAAAAATGAAGACGCTTGAGCGAGAATTATTAAATGCGTTGCTAAAAAACAACAAAGATAAAGCACACGAAATTTGCTGTACGCTTACTGATACCGTTCAAGAGCTGGAAGATGTAGTCGCAACTCTATGAAATTAATGCGCAATATGTTTGCTACGCATACGGATTATGCCGATTTAAAAGGCGCAATCCCTACTAATCCTGCATTTGTACCAAGCAATGTAGATGGAATATGCGAGCGCAAAGGCAAGTTTTTAATCATGGAATGGAAGCGGCCTAACGAAAAAGTCAGCGAAGGCCAAAAGTATTTATTAAAAGCATTGGCCTCTAAAGACGATTTTATGGTCGTTATTATTTACGGCAATACTGATAACTCAATGGTGATAGATAAATACTTTTTGGTCCAAAAGGATGGCAGCTGTATGCTGGCTGGACAAGGATTGGAAATGTTTAAAGGGTTCTACCGCCAATGGTATGAATTAGCCGATGGCAACTAAAAAGCAAAAGGATGAATATGCTCAGCTGGCAAGATTGGGCTGCGTGCTCTGCTCCCATTTTGGGTACGACACCCCAGATGTCGAAATGCACCATGTCAGAAGATTTGGCGGAAAGCGAGATAACGCACCCGTCTTACCCCTATGTACCGAACATCATCGGGGTAATACAGGAGTGCATGGACTCGGAGCAAAAGGATTTGAACGACACCATAAAGTATCTTTTGAAACATTACTCGAATCCGTACAGGAGAAATTAAATGAATGACCCAGTAAATCACCCAAAACATTATACGAATCACCCGTCTGGAATCGAATGTATCCAGATTACCGAACACATGGGATTTTGCCTTGGCAATGCAGTTAAGTACATCTGGCGTGCAGATGAGAAAAACGATGCAATAGAAGATTTGCGTAAAGCAAAATGGTATATCGAGCGAGAAATAGCTAAGAGGTTAAAATGAGTTTTACTATTTATCAGGCAGATGGCCGCAAATGTATTCAATGGTTTTTTAATATGGATGAGCTTATTAAATCAATGCTTAATAACCCCAAAGATAGCTACCATCGAAATGTATAATACATTGCACTTTTTATACATATAGGCGTTTATATGTATAGATAATGCTTATAGCTTTAATCGCCAGTAGCAACTATAGCTCCATCCCCAAGGCTTGCTTGGTTCGTACATCTTAAACCCGCAATTAATCAGAGAATTAGATGATGGCGGATTTTTAGTTGTATCAGTAACGGCCCAGTTAAACCCCATATTTTTGGCTTTTCTGATTCTGGCTTTGATAAGTCTTTTTTGTAATCCATTGCCAGTATGATTCCAGTCAACGCCAGCCCTATGAAAAAATACGCAATCAGTAAATTGATTTGATTGCATCATTCCTGCAAAGCCGACTGGTTTATTGGACTCTGTATATACAATCCACCAATACCCTTCAGATACATCGCAAGGGTCATCAGCAGGCAGTATTTCTTTTTGTAGTCGCATTAGAGTGTTTTGCACTCTTTTGCTTTTATTGTTTACTTTGCGAACAAAGTATTTACACACGATGAATCTTTCCCCGAAACTCCACCTCATCTTCACCGCAGACTTGTACAAGTTCAGGCTGCAGCAATCTACCTCGCTCAAAAGACAATAAAGCAAAGCCAGAGCGCCAGTCTTTAGGGTTACATTCCGTGTAGTCGGTAAATTGGTCGCCATTAGGGTCGGCTAAAGTTCCAGTCTGTACCCCATAGCGTGTACCGCCATTGGCCTGAAATGCAGGTGAATAGTCTGTGACTGGCTGCACGGCTAAAACATGAGTATGCCCTGTAACGATATTAACCCCAGCATTTAAAGAATTGGTGCGGCCTGCAGTCCAGCCGCCCTTCCATCTGTGTTTAATTACAGTATCGTCATTGACCCAAAAAGACCAACATGGTTTCCAAAAAGGAAAGTGGTCCTTCAAAGAAAAGCCCGTAACACCCTCATATTGACCTATTTGATTAGATAAAAAGGTTTCAAAACGGGCATCATGGTTGCCAAGAGTCCAGATAAGTTCAGCGCCTTTTGCGACTTTCTCGATTCCTTCCATGTAATACTGGCAGGCCTCAAGTTCTTCTTTGATAGTAGGAGCTTCAGCCCAAGAAATTCTCGCATGACGACTAGCAGTAGTACCATCAAAAGCATCACCGTTACATACAATGACAGTAGGCTTAAACTCTTTGATACATTCTAAAAGCGCCTTATATGCGGTAGTCGTATCATCAGGATAAAAATGCGCATCAGAGAAAACAACAACTCTGCCAGCTTCCATTGCCCTGCCACGCTGCGCATTATGTCTGGTGGCCTCTGCTCTGGCCTGTACTTTGGCCTTTAACTCTGCCATATTAGGCCGTGGTGTAGGCCTTAATTCAGCGACAAGTTCAATGCCTCTTCTAAATTCAATGGCCTTCCTGCGCTTAAATACATTTCTAACATCTACTCCAAGCATATTAGCAACAGCAGTAGCAGACCTTAATTCCTGCCAAATACGAATAAACTCATCTTCAGAACACTTAGAGATTGCCATTGCAGACCTTTGGATGTAAATTATTGACAGATTAAACCACAATCATGTGAAAAAACAATGGCTTATGCAAAACGGGTGGATGTAAACCAGTCACAAATAGTTAAAATCTTCAGAGAAGGTGGCTGCAGCGTATTCGTTACATCTACAGTAGCAGGCGGATTCCCTGATTTAGTGGTGGGAAAGAACGGCAAAACACACCTAGTAGAGATAAAATCGAGCCGAACAGCAAAATTCACACCTGCTCAAGACCTATTCATATTAAATTGGAAAGGTTCAAGAGTAAAGAGGATAGATGGAATAGAAGACGCAGCCGCTTTATTAAGCGAGCTTGATGAATCAGTACGATAGGAGTAAAATAAGCAATGGCTAAATTTACAGGCAAATATACTAGGTCAGGCCGCCCATTGTGGCAATCCGATGAGGGCGAGTTATATTCCGAAAAGACAATGACTATCCCTACAAAACGCAATCCAGATGGAAGTCCCGCAAAAGATACAAAATGGGTCAATGTCCCAACAGTATTTGAAGGCGGAAAGATAGTGGATGATGAAGACTTTATCTCAGAGTTC